ATCCCAAGCCTCGGTCGGATCGGAACCCTGCACCCGGGCGGCGATGGCCTCCCGGTACGCGGTGCTGCCGTCCGCGATCAACTGGCCGAGGAGCGTTTGGGAGTTTGCCGCCATTACCACCAACTGCGGCGGGAGAACGCCTTGGGAGCGCCGGAATCGGGCGCTGCGCCCTCCTGCGGCACGGCGGGGGCCGAGAGGATGTCCGAGATCGGATCGCCTCCCTGAGCCGCCTGCTGCCTCAGGACGGGTTCATCTGCGGAAGGCTGCGCGAGGCCGAGGAGGTCGCGAACCTCGCGTTCGCTGACCGAACCGCCGAGTTCAACGAACGCACGGATCGCCTCAAGGCGTTCCTTGGGGTCGGGGCGCTCGGGCGCGAACTGGAACCGGAGCAGGCATGCGTCCTCATCCTTTGCCCCGATCATCTTGGCGATCACCCGCACGAAGTCGTTCGTGAGCGAGTCGGCAAGCGCGTCGGCGTGGTAGCGGATGATCCGGGAGAGGGTGTCGGCGTGGAGCGAGGCGACCCCGGAACCGAGTCCGGTTCCCTGCGCCTCCGAACTGAGCGACTGACCGAGGATCGCTTCCTTGATCTTGCCGCTGAACCAGTTCACCAGTTCCATGAACACCTGAGCGCGGCCCGCGTTCGGTTCCTTGATGTCGATGTCGTAGATTTTCTCCGTGCCGCTCTGAGGAAGCAACACGCTGTTGTCGTTCGTCAGGTTCGACAGCACCTGTTCCATCATGTCGCGGCCCGCGTCCTGACCGAGCGGGTAGTACCCGACTCGGATGCCCATCGCGTACCGCTCCGCGTAGGTGATCGCGTCCTGAAGGATTTCCTGCTTTGCAAGCCACATGAACCAACAGACATCCCGCGCCCCCACGCCGCGATAGATCGACTCGGTCGAGTTGGGGTCGTTGAAGTCGGGAGCGTTCACGAACACGCGGTGCAGCACGATGGCCTTCCGCTCACGCTCATCGAAGATGTGGACGCGGCTGTCAAAGCCGATGTTCTGCGATGACGGGCCGTGCGCCGAGTAGTCCGCTCCGACGCGCATCGCGAGGTTGCCGCGTTGGTCGTATGCGAGGGTGTCCGGGTGGAACGGATACCACTCCTTGACCTTCACGCCGAGCCGCGAATCCTTCTCGTAGACGAGATTGCAGGCGGCGTTCCCGTACCACACGGCTTCGTGCATCGCGCGGACGAAGTCGCTGCGGCGCGGCATCGCATCGAAGATGTCCGCGATCTTCTGCGCGAGTTCAACGGCCTTCGCGTTCTCCTCGTCAACGGAAACCACGGCCCACTCAAGACTCGCTAGCGTCACCTGCAACGAACGCAGGACACCTTCGATGTCCGCGTCTGCCCGCATCATCTGCTGATACTGCGGGTTCAGCCTGTACGCGATGCTGCTGTTCCGCAGCATCTTGTCGGCGGTGGTGAAGAACGCCCGCTGAACCTCGACGGCGGTAGCGAGGGGCGATGTCACCCCACGCTCGACCGGGGCGGGAAGCGGCTTGCGTGGCCGCTTCTCCGGCTTCAGGCCGTTTTCCATCGGGTTCAGCGAGTTGAGCGGTTGGTTCGCCATTCAAGCCTCATGCTATCGGATTGAGTTGAGCGATGATTCGCGCCGCGTCCTCGCCGTCGAACCGCTCGACACCGTGGTCGGTGGTGACGGTCACGACCCCGTTGAACACCGAAACGCGGACGATCCTCGCGACCGGAATCCAAACCTGTTCGCTGACCTGTAGGAATGGCATCGGTCAACCCCTTTCAAGCCTTCAAAGTCAGGATCGAATCCTGCGGGGAATAGTTCACCACGGGGTAGACATCCACAACAACAGGCTTGCCCTTTGATCGCGACTTTGCAGATTCAAGCATGGCCTTGGCGTGTGCCTTTGCTTCGGCGGCATCCTTGAAGGTGCGTTCACCTGCGGGGTCGCTGCCGATGTGCGCGGCAACCGTGTAGTAAGTGTCGCCGCCGAACCTCGCCTTCGCGCCGGGACGGGACAGGCGCGTAACGGGGCGCTGTAGTTCGCTCGTAAGAGAGTCGATTGTCTTCTTCATGTTGTTGACCACGAACTTCGCCCTTTCGTAGTCCCTCACGCCCATCGCACGGTGAAGAGCCGTTGCCCATTGCGAAAGGATAGACGCGGCATTCTGAACATCCTCTGCAAACTCTTCCTCCGTTCGTCCCATCTTCGCCTTCGCGCCGGGGCGGGAGAAAGATTGCCGTAGAAGCGCGAGCATTTCGCTTGCTGCTTCGCTCTTCAAACCGCGAATCGTTGCAACCGCCTTTTCAAGCGGCATCGTCCGCAAAGCGCGAATCCCTTCCTCGTATGCGTCTGCCATCAGTTCGCTGAACTTTTCCGCGTCCTCGTTATCGAACGAACGCGCCAACTCTGCTTCCTTCCGCCACCGCTTTGCCTTGTCGGCAATTTTGTCTAGAGATGAAAATCTTGCCTTCGCGCCGGGGCGGGATGCGCGACTTGAATAGGCCTTTCCGCCCTTCATGCGAACTCGCGTTTCCATGAGTTCGTCGGTGTAGACATATGCAAATGCACCGTTCTTTCCGTATTCGATGTCGCCATCGGGAAGTACGCGATTCCGCCTCCATCCCTGACGCGCAAGCCAAGCCTCCGCGTCATGTTCGGAATCGAAGGATTTACGAACATCCGACCACATCGAAGCGTCTACGGGACGGAGGTTGAACTTCGCCTTCGCGCCGGGGCGAAATGCCTTCACCGTTGCAAGCGTTGCATAGTCGATTTCGACCACTCCCGTGTGGGACGCGGGCAAATCCTCGTCGGCAGGATACGAAATCTCGCGTGACTTGATTGCCGAAGCGGGGATGCCCATCATCGCCATAGCGGGCTTCAACTTCTGCACCAAACGGGTCGCTTCCCCCGGCTGATCTTCAAAGATGATCGTGCCGCGCGTACCGCGAACGACCACTTGCGAAGGCTTGAATCCAAATCGACGGGTCAGATCAAGCAGGTTCGCTTCAATCTTGGCGTTGAACCGCGCCTTCGTGCCGGGGCGGGAGAATCCAAGCGACCTCAGTTCCCCGCGAAGCCGCCTAAGTTCCTCGTTCAACCGATCCATGCGCGGAACGCGCCCCGCCATGCTTGGCTGATTTTCCAAACCCGAAAGTTCCCCTTCGATTTCATGAATGCGCTTCCGAATCGCAGGGGCCGTCACATACTTCGCGACTTCGGCGGCGTGATCCCGCTTCGCCTTGTCCAACGCCGCCTGCGCTTTTGCCTGCGTGTCGTATCGGCCACCGAAGGTCGTTCCGTTTGCCGCGTCCATGAAAACGAAGTAGCGCACGGGCTTCCAATCGTTTTTGCCCGCTTCGGTTGTCCACGGAACCGCACCGCCACCCGACACCGTCTTCCCCGTGTGGATGTTCTCGTAACTCAGGGACTCGACTACGCGGGTCGTTTCCGTCCAATGCGCGAACTTCGCCTTCGCGCCGGGGCGGGACATTCCCGCCTTGCGGCCCTCGTCCCACCGCGCAAACAGGCGCACGGTTTCCTCGCCGCCGACCTTCTTCACCAGTTCGCGCAGTGCCTCGTCGTTCTCGGGTCGTTCGATGCCCGATGCCGCAGCGGCCTGACCGAGCGAGAAAGCGTTCTTCGCGCCGGGGCGCGACATCTCAATGCGATTCATGTCGGGTTCCTTGTTGGTGGTCTTGTCGCCGGGGCGGGACATGGCGAGTTTCTCGACAGCCGCCTTGCATTCCGCTCTTGAGCCTCTTGCGATCTCGCGACCGCTTGGCTCGTCAATCGCCACGAACTCGGCGGCATTATTGGAGTTTTCCCACACCGAACCGACAAGGCCGTTCTTGTGGTAAAACTCCCTAAACTTGTGGCCCACGATTTGGGTTGTCCAAGTTCCACCCCCGGAAGTTGTAGTGAAAGTCGGGGCTACGCGGGAAACGCCCATGTTCGCCTTCGCGCCGGGGCGGGACATTTGCTCTTTTCGGATGCGGGGCAGGCTCTTCAACTCCCACGGAATGTATCCCTTGAGAACCTCGACAATGCGGTCGTGGTAATCAGGTTCCACGATGAGGAAGCCATTTTTCCAATCGTATGCGCTGTCGGGAATCTTCGCATCCGAAAGCATGATGTTGATTGACCGCTCCAACCCAAACCTCGCCTTTGCGCCGTTCTTCGATGCCATGTCTGAGCCTCTGCCCGTTCGGGCGGCTTGCGTCTTGTTGATCTGCTCGACCTTCCGAGCGGCCCACGCCTTCCCGGCGGCTCCACCCCACAGCATGAACGCGATGTACCCCGCGTCATCCTCGCCGCCTTCCTCGTTACCCGCATGCCGCGAGAAAAACGAGTTCATGCGCTTGACCGTTTCCGGCGACAAGTTCGCGCGGTTCTTGATGTCGCGGGCGCGGGCGACCCCCACGGCGGTTCCGCCTTTGCCGTACTTCTCGCGGAGCGCGAGGCCGCGCTCGGCGTTCGATGCCATCTCCTCGGTCGGCTTGAGGTCGATCCCGCTTCGTGCAAATGTTCCCTTCGCGTCCTGCGCTCGGATCGTGCCTTGACCGTCTGAGGAAGCAAACGCGATTTGCCTCGACTTGCCATCCGGCGCGACTACGACTTCAGCGTACTGAATGTTGTTCGGATAAACCCGTTCGGGGTTCGGCAGATTTGGGTCGCGTATAACGAACCCCATGTAGTGGACTGATCCGTCCTCGCGGTCGATGCGCGTGTGACTTCTGAAGATGTGACCCGAAACAGTTGTTTCCTTCGTGTAGTTGCGCTTTTGAACGGCTCTAGGTGGATTGGCAAACCGCACCTTCGATGCCATCTCCTCGGTCGGCTTCAAATCAATGTCGGAAACCGAGAACCGGGCGCGGGAATGAACGCTCTTCGCCTCAATCGCGGCGACCTTGTACCCGTTCGTCTTGGCGATGATGCGCCCGTACTTCACCGCGTCGGCCTTGCTCTTGGCCGCGACGATTCGGTAGATGTTCATCCCGACATCCGGCATCTTGAGCGTGACTTCGTAGATGCCGTACCCGTACTCAAGAACCTGCCTCTGTTCGTGCGGATCAAGTTCCTTGAACTCCGGCGTTTCGGAAACCGAAAACCGGGCGCGGGACATCGTCTTGGCCGCAAATGTTGGCTTCGATCCGAACATTCCCCGAGTGTATCACCCGAACATGGGTCGTTTGACCCCCGTTGCACCAAACATGCGCGATATTGCATCGGGCCGTTCGATGCGCTTGACATTCCGGTCGGCCCTCGTCAGCGACCCGCGAACGGCCTCCGCGCATAGATCGACAACGCAATCCACCGTGTCATCGTGCGATGCGGCGGGGAACGACATCATCTCGTCAACCACGGGCTGAAACTGCGGCAGGACGCTGCCCGACTCGTCGGTCGGGAACCGCAGTTTCCCCGAAGCAACGAACGGCTGCGAGGCTGCGGCGCGGCTGTACTTGTCGCTCGACCTCTCGACGGCAAGCATGGGCTGCGAGGTCAGCGTGGCGAACTGGTCGAATATTCCGCGCTGCGGCCCGTTGGCCTCCGCGAGAACCACGCTTGCACCGCGACGGGCGAGGAGCGCCGCGCAGATGCGCGAGAACTCGGGGAACGCCTCGCGCACCCGGATGATGTCGGTGAGGTACAGGTTCCGGTCAGGATCGACCTCGCCCACCACGCAGACGCTGTAATCGGGGTCATCGCGTTCCTGCGATTTCCTCCCGTACCCCCAATCAATCGCCGCCACCGTCCGGGTGACGCGGGGCCGTTCGTTCGCCCGGTAGTACCCGAGCCATTCCGGTCGGTAGATCAACAGGTCGCTTGACAGCGGAACCAGTTCGTAGGCGCGGGCATAGGCCATCGGGCCGAGTTCCGCCCGCCGGGTGGCAAGGATGTCGGCGGTGAACACATCCGGCCACGGCGACACAAGGCCGTCGCACGGCCTACGGAACAGGGTTCCGTCGCTCCCGTGCATGCGCCTCCAATCTGCGGTCTGATCGTCGGTGTGGAACGGGGTCGCCGTCCTCCACACCCGGGTCGGGAACTTCGCGGAGGGGTCGAGCATCGGAAGCCAAATGTTCGCGACCGCTTCCTTGACTTGTTGCCGGAGCGCGGGCTGTAGGACGCTGTTCCGCAAGTCGCAGATGTCATCGAACCAAACGATGTCGGCTCGACCGCCCGTTCGCCCGAAGATTCCCGCCCCCTGCACGGACGGGTCGCGCCGCGCGTTCAGCCCCGGCGCGGTCACGCTCCATGCGGTGACGGTGTCCTCCCCGGCTTTGAGTCGAACTGACGGAAAGACCGCCCGGTACACCGGGCTGCGGACAATCTCGCGAACGAACCGGGTGGTCGCCGCCGCCGCTTCGTCGTTCTGACTCACATACTTGAACCGGGTCGCGGGGCGCACCCCGAGCCACCACGCCATGAGGTACGCGCCTGTCGATGTTTTGGCGTGGCCTCGGGGCAGTTCGGCGTACCAACTCTCATTCGCGATGGCGTGGTGCAGGAACTCGCGCTGTAGGCCGCTCACAGGCCGTCCGAGCGACAGCGCGATGAACGCCGCCGGATTCTCCCGGGCGGCTTGCAGGGCGGTTTCCGGGGCTACCGTGGCCGCTTGCGCGGCTTTGGCTTGGGGCATTCGGGGTTCGCCTGCGGCATGATGGTTGCGGCAACGGCCTTCAGTTGCTCGTCCGTCAGCCCTTCCATGAGTTGAACGCGGTCGGTCGCCTCGCCGTTCTCCAACCGAACGATCCGATCCAACTGGATCGCGGCATCGACGCGCTGCGACTGAAGGTGGGCAAGCGCCTCGCTAGCGCGGATGCGGTCGCGCGGCGAAACCTCCTCATCCTGAGCGATGGAGAGGAGGTCGATGGGGATCGTGGCGAACGCCTCTTCGGGGATTTCCCATCCCCGGTACACGGCCTGTTCGATCACGCGGAGGTGCTGACGCATCCCGGGGCGACTTGACACACGGAATCCCCCCGTCCCCCCCGGAGATTGTGGAGTTTCATCCGTCATAGGGAAGCCCTGCCTGCGCTGTCTCCGCTGATTGTACCGCGATCCTGAGTTGCACCATGCGTTCTCGCATGGCTTGGCGGTTTTCGACTAGGGCGAACGGCTCGGAACCGTAGGCGGCGAGGCGGTCGTTCGTGTC